GCCATTACCTACGCCCGTCAGGTCTGATATCTATTCTTGGAGCGCCTAGCTGCCACTGTGTGCCAAGGGTGTTTGAACTGATCTTCATAGCCATCTGCCTTGCCCTGACCCTAATATTCAACTGCCCGTTGTAGGTGTCTAGATCAATCGGGTAGGTCTGGGTGGCTGTGACTGTGCCCTCTGCGCTGCTGCTGTCGCCACCAACGGACTTGGGGTTGTTGAACCCCGAGCCCGAATTCTGTAGCGGCAAAAGCTGCATGGTCAAGCTAGGCGTTGTTCCGGCGGTGGAGCCGTTGAAGGTCAGGTCTGGCAGCATCCTCCAGACAAACGCAAAGTTGTGCCCATCGCCAATATCAAATTGAGATGATGTGATGAACGCACTGATCGCAACCGGGGTGGCTGTGGTGGCATCGTCTACCCCCAGTTCATGTTGGACAAGGTTGTTGCTGTAGGTGGCAGCGAGTGGGTAGTCTTGAAGGCCGCTGTCCAGCCATGCAGTACGGGCCATAGAGCCGTAGTACCAGATGTTCTCTAGGTAGTTGTAGACCACATAGCTGTCGTTGGTTGTAGAGCCGTTACTGGGGTAGAACCACCACACCTCATTAAAACCCTCATTGGTAGATGCATAGACTTGCTCAAACTGCGTTCGATCAATGTCGTTGTAGACGTACCTGAGTAAGTCACAGCTAAGGGTTTGCAGTCGCCCATCGTACTTGTAGAACTTGTCTACCCCCATCCAATAAATAGTCCCCGCCGCCAGCGTTACTGCATTGGGGCCCGTAAGCGAGATGTTGTCGCCAAGTAGCTGTGGCCCCCAGACATATGGTGGGCCAAGGTACTGGAATGAATACAGCGCAGCATCTGTGAAGATTACGATCTCTTGCTTACTCTGAACAGCCGTGACAATGGTGGAGCCGTGGGACAGACCAATACTGCCCGACTGATTGGTAATAGCGGGCGTCCACATAGACGGGTCTTCTTGATCGGACCACCGAACCAGCATGGGGTCAACCGTGGAAGCGCCGATGTCATTGGTGCCAAAGCAAAGCACAAACCGGCTGGCATCGGAGACAAGGAAGAAAATTTGACTCAGCGGGACATTGCTTGCTGTTGGCAGCGCCGACAACAACACGCCTCTTTGGGATATGGTCTGCACGCCCGACTGCGTACCCGAGGTGTTAATTAGAGTAGCAGCATCCATAACCGTTGAGGAAACTGAAACCCCTGCACTAACACTGTACGTACCAACTCCACCAGTACCTGTCCCTGTAAAAGTTATTGTTCCAAGAAATGTCGGGTAGTAAACTGTCATCCCTGCCAATAATGTTCCTTCTACTACAAAAGTAACCGTTAGTGTGTTAACGCCTGCGCCAGAACAAGAAGCTTCTATTGTTGCTACTGTGCTATCTAAAGAAAGATTAAACGTGGTAGACGACACATACCGGGTGTAATAGGTTGTGCCTACCAGCAGACCTGTAGGCAGTGCGCCGGAAGTCTCAAAGACGATTGGGGTCAGATCCGGCAGATTCAGTGTGGTGGTGACAACGCAGGGGTTGGCAATTGTCATGGTAACCGTGGGGGCTATGTACCCGATGGTGGCATCCCAGTAGTACAGCGGCCCACCTCTTGGGCCGTACAGCAAGTCTTCGCCAAAATTAAATTGGTTCCAAATCCGCAGTGTTTCAAAAGAATTAGCGCTGTTACCCCAAGTTCCAGAACTCCAAGCGCCAGACCCCCATCCAGACGGCGGGACCGCGTAACTCGGGCCGGGATTGACTTGGTACACGGCATAGACTGTCCCGCCGCCTGTGTCTACCGATGGCGCAGTTGCAACCGTGATGGTGTAGGTTGAACCTGAAGAGTACGATATCTGGTACTCCCCCGTTATGAGTACGCCACCAACGGCGGTGCCGCCTGTAAACGTCACGAAGCTGCTGTTTATGTACCCCCCGCCGGCATCCGTGACCGTAACCGTGGTGGTGCCGTTTGTGGTAAACGGGCCGGTCAGGGTGTGGACTGCCTGCGTAGGCGTGATATCGTAGTAAGCACCGCCGTTGGATATGTAGAACTTTAGGCTGGTGCCAACGCCCAACAAATTCTCAAAACTCAGCGTCACCCAGTTCCATAGAGAGCGGCAAACACCGAGGAACGTGTTTGCAGAAATGCGCAGCCAGCCACCTATCTTCTCGGGTGTCCCCTGACGGAAACGAACGTTATCCGACTCGTAATACCCACCCTCATTGGTGTACCGCGTGTTCTCGCGATTCACCCCACTTTTCAATGTGATCTTTTGCAATGGCATATCAGGTCACCCTTATCCACTCCGGTTTGCCTTGGCCTCTGGAGAAATGTGGTGTGTCCACCAGCGTCCTGCCGTTTCCACCCCACGAATTCAGAGGGTTCAACGACTCCCAGTATGCGCCAAGTGGGGCCAGCGTTTCTTTGTCCCAGACGATTTTACCGTCTTTGAAAAGATTCAGGTCAATTGCGCACCGCCGCAAGTGAATTGAGTCCATCGTCTTGCTGCGGCCCGTCTTGACGTAGATGGCTTGCTGCTCCGGGGTACGGGCTAGTTCGCCTCCGGTGACCTTGAACCCGGTCGCTGTGGCGTGCTGGATCAACCTGCAGGCATCAAGCAGGAAGGCGGCTTGTTCATCGCTTAGGCTCATTTAGAACCCCGGCGCATTTCCATCACCTTCTCAAACGTGCGACCACCAAAATACGCGGTCATCACCAACATACCCCACTGCCCGAGCAGGTTGACATACGTCTCCGCGATTTTGTACCCGTAGCCGTCAAGCAGGGCAAACACCACGTAAGCAGTCAGGAGGTACACAAGAGTTCCGGGGCGCACATTCTTGGACAGCCATGAGTCGGAGGACATATCAGTCTTCCAGCGGTCACTGATGTTGTCTTCTTGGTTGGCTTGCGCAGCAAGCAAGACTTCAAGTTCTTCTTGCTCCAGACGGGCCTTCTCAATGCCAAGTTCAAGCAGGCGCTCCTCATGGTCGAACTGAAGCTGGCGCAGCTTGGCAACATCTTCTGGCGCTAGGTCATCAGGGATGCTGACGCCCAGCGTTTTCTCGACAACCTGCTTGCCCTTTGCCTGAATTGCAGACGACAGCAGCCCCAAGCCGTTAGCGGCAAGGGACGCAAGCAGGGATGCGACTATTGGGATCACTAGCTAAACATCAAAAACATATTCCCACCGGGAAAAATCCAGCCTGTATTGTTGCCCAAGTTTGTACTGAACAACGCATTCCATGTAGCCCCACCCGTAGCGTTGCTGTCTTGAATGGCTAAATATTGCGCGTTGACCGTACCGGAAGCCTTTGACAGGGTTGCCTGCGTTCCCGCAGAACTGCTGTTGATGGTAATCAGATTTCCAGCCGTGCCAGACAAGCCAAAGGTAGACACCGTCTGCGTTGTGCCGGCCGTAAAGGTAACCGTGTTAGGTTGAACGGTGTTGGCAATGTTATTGAAGGTGTTGCTACCGCTGATGGTCAATGCCCCCGCGCCACCTTGGTTCAAGTTGTAGTAAGTTGATCCGCCGCCAGCAAAAGTTTTTGCTGATGCACTTGTCATGGATATTGTTGATGTGCTGGGGTTAAGTGTCAAACCCGTTACGGTGGCTGTGTTCCATGCGGATGCTCCGCTACCCGTAATTGTCCAAGTACCACTACCCATATCCAAGGTGCGAGTATTACTGTTACTTGAACTAAAAGCACCTGTACTTATCGAAATGTTATTAAGATTAAGCGCGCCCTCAGTCAATGTAAGCGTACCTACAAGAGTTAGCGGGCCAAATAGATCAACTGTTATTCCAGCGCCGTTAACTCCAAAACCACCAAACGTTAGGCCACCACCGTTAAAAAATGTAGAAACCAGAAATGTTATGGTAAGGCCCGTATATGTCGAACCAAAATAATCAAGGTAAAGAGCGTTTGTTATATTTACGCCTCCAGTTACCGTGCCAAAAAAGTTTTGAATATCTAAAGTATTGAAGTAACTGCTGTTGGTTATTGTTAGCGCGGAAGTGCCAGTATTGACGGTCAAGTTGGGGGCGTTGGCAGTTGATCCCCCAGCAGTCGAGCCAAAAGCTACCGTTGCGGTAGCCGCTTGATCGCGGATAAACGCTGCCGACCCAAAGACATTGGCCTGAGTAAAACCTGTGGCGTCTGCCATTGACAAAATAGTGGTTGCTGCTGTGGTGCTGGTCAGGATAATGTTGTATCCGTTAAAATTAATAGCTCGGGTTAAAGTTCCAGAGGAACTAAAAGCACCTGTACTTAACGCGCTGCCACTAATCTCAAGCGTGCCCTCAGTTAACGTTGTTGTACCCGTAGGGTCTACGGTCATAAAACTAGCTGTGACGTTAATTCCAGCGCCGTTAACTCCAAAACCACCAAACGTTAGGCCACCACCGTTAAAAAATGTAGAAACCAAAAATGTTAAGGTAAAACCCGTATATGTCAAACCGAAATTCAGATTAAAAGTGTTTGCTATATTTACGCCTCCGGTTACCGTACCATAATAACCTGTAATATTTAGGTCATAGAAGTAACTGTTGGGAGTAATAGTAAGGTCAGAACCACCCGTAGTAATCTGCAAGTTCGGGGCATTGGTAGTCAATCCACCAGCAGTTGAGCCAAAGGCTACCGTTGCGGTAGCCGCTTGATCGCGTATAAACAGCCCCGAGCCTGTCCAAGTAAAGTTAGTGGCGTCTGCCATTGACAAAATAGTGGTTGCTGCTGTGGTGCTGGTCAGGATAATGACGTCTCCGCCAAAAGTAATATCTCGGGTTAGGGTTCCGGAAGAACTAAAAGCACCTGTATTTAGCGTGTAACCACCAAGATTAAGCGTGCCCTCAGTTAGCGTTGTTGTACCCGTAGGGTCTACGGTCACATATTGAAGCGAAACGGTTATTCCCGCCCCATTAATTATTACATTGCTAAATATTGGACCAAAGAAGAGGCAGGCAATACTTCCAGTGCCAGTAATTGTTAAAGTACCAGTCCAAGAAAGAACTGCGCCGCCCGAGTAAAAGAAAAAACTACCCGCAACAGTAAGTGCCGCAGTACCCGCAATAGTCCCCGCCCCAAAACCACTTTGAACTTCAACTGTTTTTGCCCCAGTGTTTCCGGTGGAAATAGTAACCGTATCTCCATACTGATCAAAAATCACATCATCAGCCGTAGTAGGAACGGGTTCCCCACCAGTACCACCAGAACTAAGCGCCCATTTAGTGCCAGCAGTACCATCCCAATTGTCTGTGCCACCAACCCAATAAAGATTTGCCATTTATGCCTCCTTATGCTTGTGTGGTGACGGCGACAACATCCCAACGGGTGTTGGTGCTGTTGTAGACGCAACCGACGTAGAGCATCTTGTTGGCGGTTGTAGTGGTGGGCAACGTAGTGCCGATCACTGTGTAAGTGGCGTTCCAAGTAATAGCTCGGGCCGTGCCGTTGTCCAAGATGCGGATAATCAGCTTGTTGCCGTCTACAGGAGTGCCAATTGGGGCTGCAACCGTCAAAGGAACCGCTTGGGCTGTCAAGTTGTTCTGGTCATAGGCCGAAATATCCGGGGTGAGCGTAGCGGTACTGGCAGCGGACAATGTTCTTGGATCAATGCGCTTGTTGGTCAGCGTGGCTGTGCCGCTACCCGTTGGAAACCCGCTTGCTGCATTTGTGTTGTTGCCAAGGGCGGTAGCTACGCCAGTGCCAAAGCTAGTGATGCCTGTGCCGCCGGATAGAACGGGGAGGGCAGCGCCAAGGATCAACGCTGCAAAGTAGTTCTGGGCAACGATGATGTCTGTGCCGTTGCTGACAAGTGCCATCTTTGCCGCAGCAGGAATAGACACCCCCGTCTGGCCGGTGACTTTAAACGTAATGGCCGATGCCGTGTTATTGAAAACAAAGTACATCTTTGTCTTGGTTGCAGGAACCGCAACGCTGCCACCACCCGTGCCGTTAAGCTGGATGTAGATGCTCCGCGCCACACCTGTAGTACCGTTGGGGATAGTAATTGTGTCTGCACCCCCCGTGGCTGAATAGGCTTGATACCCCAACGCCTCATCAAGCATGTTGGTGATATTGGAGTTAACCGTTGCGCCCCATGTGCCAGACAACTCCCCCGTAGTTGGGAGGGCTAGCGCCAAATTTGTACTATACGTTGTTGCCATTAATTTCTCCTACGTTGCAATACTCTGCCAAGTGGGCGTTGGTGGATTCTCTATCACCCCCCATGCGGGTGTCTGCGAATCATCAATAACAGACCAAAACGCAATTCCAAAACTTTCTACCGCCCCTGCGGCTACCACCCCCGTCAGCGCCAGCGAGTGGCTAGGTGCTACTGCCCCCACTGCCCCGGTTGCATCCGCTCCAGTTAACGCCATTTCAATGCCGTTAACTACAAAGCCTACCGCACCCGCCGACACAACACCTGTTAGGGCTACCGAGAACTCTGGGGCAACCGTGCCAACTTCTCCTGCCGCCACTACGCCCGTTATGGCACTGGCAGTGCTTGCTACAACTGTCCCTACAGCCCCAGATGCCGCTACACCTGATAGGGCTACCGAAGTACCTACTGCAACGGTCCCAACGGCCCCCGTTGTTACGTTCCCGGTCAGGGGCATCGTTATGCCTGTACCGACCGTGCCAACTTCTCCTGCCGCCACTACACCCGTTATGGCACTGGCAGTGCTTGCTACAACTGTCCCTACAGCCCCAGATGCCGCTACACCTGATAGGGCTACCGATACATTGGCCTTGACTGACCCAACGGCCCCCGTTGCCGCATTGCCTGTGATAGCTAGTTGACCGCCACCCCAGACACTGCTACCCCATGTGCCATCACCCCAGCCAAGAGACATGACATCAGGTTGTTGACAACCGCAGAAGCGCAGTGGTCGTTGAGCTAGTCGGCATGGTCAGCGTGAAAACGCCTGCCGTAATTGTCTGGCTGCTGAAAGTGTGGACACTGACCGCTGTGTCGCCCTGCGTATCGTTATAGACCAATACCGCATCGAAAGCAGCAAAGGTTACAGGTGTTGCACTTGCCCCATACACAATACTTGCTGAAGGTGTCCAGTACCCCACCCCCGCAGTGGCTGAAGCGTTGGTTGCTACCGGCACGTTGGCGTTAGTGATAACTTCCCCGCCAGCAGAGTAGTTGGCTGAAGAGACCTCGTTGCTCGCGCTGTACGCCGTGGTTGCGGCGTTTACTGTTGCCCCGACAAGGTACAGAGCCGCTTTAAACGAGTCTTTGGTAGGCGCAGTCAAGCTAGTCCTGCTGGTCAGCGTGATGGTGCCAAATTGGTGCCCACCATTGAGCAACTGGCCCAAGAAGGAGGTGCACATTGATTGTGTATTTGCCATAATTTATCCTAGTGAAGCTGCTTCAAGACCTGCAAACATGGACTTTTTTAGAGCTACATGTGCAGAACGATGTACCAATTCGCCCCCCAACCAATACTCCACCCATGTCGTGGTTTCGTTGTCGTTCTCTATGGCCCCCTCCCGCTTGTCCAGCAGGGCTTCGTCCATCAGACCTTTGGTCGTTGTGATCATGGTAGCCTTATCAGTGCAGTTGTAGATGAGTTGGTTGGCACCACAACGGTGAACGCTGTGGTAGTGGTTTTGTCAGCGCCAAAGTCCAATACTGCCACCGATTTGTTGCTCTTGGATGCATTGTAAATCAGTGCCCCCCGTGCTGTAAACGCACCGGTAGTCCAGACGACATTGCTGAAGTTTACAAAGGCGGTGGTGTCTGTGACACTGACTGAGATGCCGGTCATCACTTGCCCTGCCGCCGTGTAGCCCGTACCTGAGATCTCCCCAGTCGCGGTGTAAGCGGTGGTGGTTGCCCCTATATTGGCGTTGGCTGTGTACAGCGCCATATAAAAAGTATCCGTGGAGAAATTGTGTACCGCTTCAAGCAATTGCTGCTTGAAGGATGTGGTCAGGGTTTGGGCGATGCTCATGTTACTGGAATCCTAGCTTGCCCACTGCGGTATGCGTCTTGACGCTCAAGTCCATCACCCAGACGTTTGAGTTGTCCCATTGCTTCTTTGTACTTGCCGTCATACAGGGCAATCATGTCCGTCTCACCCTTCATGTAGGTGTACGCCTCAACCAGTGTCCCATACAAAAGCGCGGGGTCGTAGTTGTCCCCCAGCCATGTGGTCGAGGCAGTGACGATGGACTCAGGGTAGTAGTAGTAATGAAGCTCCATGCTGTAGGCCGCGTCTGGAGTGGGGCCGATGAGAAACGTGAGTTCTGTCGTAATGACGCTGGATACCACAGCGGGGCCAAACAGGGCGTAGAACTTAGGCGACCCTGTGGATGTTGGTCTTGGGTACGCTTCTCTGATGAAGTTGACATCCTTGTTCAGCAGGTATGTGTATGCCCCCGTAACAGGAGCTATTGCTGCCAGAGAGTACGAAGACAGGAAATCATCCGGGCAGGCCAAATACTTGTTACTGGCAGTAGTGATGCCCGTTACATTCTTACGCAGTGCTGGAATCTGTACGGTGTTGTATATGCGTTTCTCTGCCTGCGTGATGAACAAGTTCATGTCCACCGTAGGAAAGGTGTTCTCGGTGTACGATGAAATGGCAGAAACCAACGCAGCGTAGTTCATGCCATCGGACCCCGAGACATCGTACCTTTAGTCGCCGCACCCGTGCCGCGCATCTTGATACCCGATGTCTTAACACCGGGCTGCTCTTGGCTGGTGATGCGTCCAATCGAAGCACGGGCATTGTTTAACATGCTCATGTCTTTGCCCTTGCCGGGGTTCGCTTCCACGGTCACGGGTTTGTTCGTCATGGTGTGCGGCTTTGCGTACGCCGCTGCTTGTTTGTTGTTGATCATCTTAGCCCCCGCGACCAGATTTCTGGTTCATCACTTTAGCCATGCCACGACCGTACTTCAACATGTCTTCGTTGGTCTTACCACCTTTGGAAAACTTGGTCATGGGCTTGCCGGGATGTAGCCGCTTCTCGTGCTTATGCACGGCCCCAGCCATCATCTTCTTGTCCTGCTTCATGTCTGCCTTGTCCATATCAACTCCTAAGTTACTGTAACCGAGCCAAGTTCTAATTCTGCCACCAAGTAGTTGGGGGTCAGTCCATCCTCGTTGCCCCTAGACCCGCCTACCGGGTTCCAGTTCCACTGAAATACTCTGCTGCCTTCACCCGGGTACCCGTCCACCAACAGGCCAGAAGCCACATAGCTCAAGTCCCGGCGTGGATCACGCAGTCCCTGTGGGTCATCTACCGGGTACATCCCCAACTGCAACTGCGGTTGATCTGGTGTCCAGCAGGTTGGGCACACCAGCAAGTTGTAGGTTTTGGTCTTAACAACTTCCTTCTTCAGTTCCTTCAGCTTGTAGCGAAACCCGCAGCGGTCACATTCCGCTATCGCATTCTTACCTGATGCAAACCTATTGCCCATGATTACATAAACATCTGTCGTGGCACAAACCGCACCGCTGCTTTCTCGCGGTCTTCATCTTGAGCAAGCTGCCATGCTTCATCGTACTGCTCTTTCAACACCTGTAAACGCTCCATGCCATTGGGCAGCTTGAGCGCCAAGTAGTATGCCAACCCCGCCGCTACGCAAGGTATAAACCTGAACGGGACATCCATCGTATCAGAACCATCTCCAGCGTTCTGGTTCCGGCGCAACCGCCAGTACACGAAGGTGTATGTCTGGGAACCATCAGGAGTGGGCCAGACGGTGATTGCAGGGGGGTTTGATACATAGACTGCTGTGGAGCTTGTGTGTGATGCTGCGGTGGTGTTTGCCTGCCCTCTGGAGCACGCTGTCAGCACGTTCCCCACGATGTAGCCGTAGTAGATGATCTCGTTGTCCACCTTGATGTACCCGGCAGCGGCAAGCCCCACGACAGAACTCAGAGTGATGGTGGTGGCTGTGGCCGTCACGGCTCCGTTGAGAGTCAGCGTTGTAGCGGATGTCTGCCCTGAGTTGCGCTGCACCATGACCTGAATGGGCCTTGCCTGCGTCAACTTGTTGGGCAGCGTAGCGTAGGTACTGACGCTGATGCGCGTGATGGTCAGGTCTGCTTGGTTGGACGTTGAGTTGGCATCGGTGCGGATGACATGCTCGAGCAAGTCTACGGTGTCTGTGGGCAACGCGTAAGTGTTTAATCCCTGAGTCAGGGTGAACGACCCCTGCTCGATTGTCCACATGTTGATGCCCCGGTTGGCCCAGTCCGCAAACATGATGTTGAGGGACCGCCGCGCCGTACGCATGTCATAGCCAGAGCGAAGTTCAGACCCCGCACGTTCAAATGCGTCTTCTATGACTTCACTCAAGTCCATGTCGAAGTTAGAGACGCCGGAAGTTGTCATGGCATCACCGCGCTGTACATCCGATGTTCTTGCGGGCTAACCGTCAAAGCTTCTTGTATCGGATTTTGTTTGTACCCTTGCATTGGCTCTTGCATTGGCCTTGGCATTTGTGCTTGCTTATTTTGCATATTTATCATATTTTGAATGTCAAGCCCGCCTGTGTTTGTCTGGTAAGGCTGCGGCATGTCCATTGTCAGACTCATGGGCGTATTCATGGGGTCATAGCGTGCCCCTGATGCTTGTTGAGCTTGTTTGCCTTGCTGGGCTTGTTGCTGTCCAATTTGTTGGGGGCCATAACCCGGTTGCTGTCCTGCCTGTTGGGGGCCATACGGATTCTGCATTTGGTACGGGCTGTACTGTTGCGGCTGTTGCGGCTGTTGCGGCTGCCCGTACCGACCCTTCGGCATTAGCTGCTGCCTTTGCTGCTGCATTTGCTGCTGTTTTTGCTGCTGCCTTTGCTGCTGCATTTGCTGCTGTTGCATCTGCGCCATTTGCTGCTGTTGCATCTGCTGGTCGTAGCCGCCCATGCCTTGCTGCTGGCCGTAGCCGCCCATGCCTTGCTGCTGGCCGTAGCCGCCCATGCCTTGCTGCTGGCCGTAGCCCTGCGGTTGCCCAAAGCCTTGCTGTTGCCCGAAGCCCTGTTGCTGCCCGTAGCCGCCTTGCTGCCCGTAGCCGCCTTGCTGCCCGTAGCCGCCTTGCTGCCCGTAGCCGCCTTGCTGCCCGTAGCCGCCTTGCTGCCCGTAGCCGCCTTGCTGCCCGTATCC